TTTTCTTTTTTACTTGTATCTCTTCTTTCTAAAGGACTACCATAATTAATTGGCGTACAGTGTTTCGATGTAAACGGTTTCATTATTTATAGTTTTTAAACATTAATTTATATAGCAAGCTATTCCAAGCCGCTTGTAACTTATCTATTATTTTCCGCATGGTTTTCCTGTTGCAACATTAATCCAATTTTCATTTTCAAACCAATCACGTAATGTAGCTCCCTTCTTACGAGCACCTTTTACGTTTGATTCACTAGAGCGTCTGTAATCTCCTTTAGCTGCTGCAGATCGTTTAGCTCTAATCACTTTATCCTTTTCAGCTTTACTCATTGATCTTACCTTTGAAGCAGGCAGACAAACTTTTTTAGTTCCACCACCTTTTACTTTAGATTTTTTTAGGAACGGTGAGTTTTGTACGTACATTACTTTTTCTTTTTACTTTTCCCCATTTTACCAGGTCCACCAGCTTTAGTACAACGTACACCCCAACCAGAGGCGTATGCTGATGGCCATACTTCAAACTTCTTTTTTGCTGCAGCCTTACAGGCTGGACTAATCTTACCCATAATTATCTTTTAATTTTTTTCTTTTTAATCTTTTTCTTTTTAACTTTTCTAGATTTAGGTTTTTTCTTTTTCTCATCTTCAGGTTCTTCTATCTCCCACTCAGACCAACCACCAAATAAAGCTAAACGTTCCCAAAGCTCTTTATCAGCTTCTGTAGCTGCTATGACGTTTTCAACTTTTTTTATAGCTTCATCTAATGGTACATTTGTGGTTGCCGATATTACACTTGCACCTGCTAAATACGCTGGATTGTCAAAGCTAAAACCTTTACTCATCATTTCGTCTTTATCCCATTGATAAGATCTAGCGGCTTGATTTATTTTAGAAAGCTTAGAAGAAACAGGTGGAGATATTTTAGTAAGTTCATATCCTACCTTTTCAAGTTTAGGCATTTTCTTTTCTTGCTCACGCATGATACGTATAATAGCATTTTTACCTACAGATATCGCGGCACCACCAACACCTGTTCCGCGTAATATAGAATCAGCCATACCGTTAGCCACGTTAACATATTTTTTCTCGTACTTCTCATCATCAGCATCTGCCTCACCAAAAGCTATAGCAAACAAACCTTGTTGAAGCGAGTTGAATATTAAATTCTGTACAGTGGTGTAATATATAATTTTGCTAATGTTTGTTTTAGCGTCACCTCTGCCAGCTTTTAAATCTTTAATAGCTTTATCTGTCAACCTTACGTACTGTGCAGGAGTGTTACCGTATGCAAGTATAGGACGGCCTAGCGGTCCTGCTTGTTGCATAGATATTCTATCAGGTCTTGACGACTGCTGAGATTCTTCTGCTGTCTCTCTAAAATCTTCAAATGCTTTAGCTTCTGCTTCAGCTGTGCTTAATCCTTGCTTTTCGTATGTCTTAATTCTGTTTCGGTAAAATGTAGAACCACCAGATGCAATAGCAAAACTATCTGCTATTTGTGTAGGTGTAAAACCAAATTGTAATAATCTATTAACAACACCTCTTGGGCCGTTTTTATTAGCAGCCTCTGCTATATCAGCTTCGTTAACATTCATACGCAGTCCGCCACGACGTTCTTTTAAGAAGTCAGAGTTCATTAAGTACTTAAAGTCTTTCCAGTATTGTTTCTGATTCGCAAAAGCCTTAGCTGCTTTAAGCGGATTGTTATCTGAGAAGTTAACAAAGTTAACTGATGATAACGTTTGTAGCAAAGATGATCTTGTGTTAAAGAACATTGTTACACCAATACTACCGTTAAGCCAATCAGTAAATCTACCTGTTAAGCTATCATCTGAAAAAGATCTGTTACGACCAGTCTTCATACGTTGTAAACTATTTTCTATAGCTTTACGATACTTTTTACCATACGCAGCTTCAAGTTTGTTTAAGTTTGCTTCGCTAAATATTTCATCTACATTTGTTTGCCACTGCTCTAAATACTTAGCACGTTTAGTAGTGTTAACACCATCAAGCAAGTCAGTTGTAATACTACCAGTAAGCCATGTTTCTTTTGGCTTAGCATACCCGTCACCTTTATTGATAGCTACTAATTGTTCTGCAAATACTTTTAGCTCAGGACTGTTATTAACAAATTCATTTAATGTTTTTAAGTCTGCTTTACTAACGCCTGGTACTTCCATACCTTGTAATTGATTCCAGGTATACACCCGAACCGCTTGTTCTTTAGTGTAAGGTTCGCCTGGTAATTTTTTACGTAAGTCTTTAGGTATAACTCCAAGTTCTTTCTTTAAAACTTTGTAGTCATTAAACATAGCAATTCTGTCTCTTGATATATCGTTTACACCTCTAGCAAACGGATCAAGAAGATTATACTTGTACCAAGCCATTTGTTGATCACCTAACTTACCTTTACCTAATGTTTCATAAAGCAAACCTGTAAAGTCTTGAGCTGAGTAAGGTATTCCTTTAAATATACTGCCTTTACTAGCGCCAACAACTTGAGCTTTAGCTCTGCTGTATACTTTATCTGCACCAATACCAGTTTTGTTTTCTATAATATCATTAAAGTCTTTGCTAAGATTTATATCTTTAGCATATCTAACTTTAGCTTGTTGAACTTTAGACTTAACATCAAACACATTTAAAGCTTGCTTTACTGCTTTAACGTTTTTATACGCATCATCTACAAAGAAAAAATCGTTATAACCTTCTGCCGCTTTACCAGTTACCCATCTACCTTTAGCTTGTGGAGTTCCATCACCTAATCCAGTTATATTTTCAATAGGTATATCTACACCTAGAGCATCCATGAATTCTTTTATAGCAACAGCAGAATTAGAAGGTCTTGCAGTAAGTATAAATACGTCTTCAGCACCTCTAGCTTTAACTATATTTTCTATAGCTTTAAACACAGGACCTTTTTTACCATCAACCACTTTACTAAACTCAGCAAAATCAAACGTGGCTCCTTCCGCTTGTAATTGTTCTGCTTCTCTAGCAAATTCTGTTGCTGTTATTTTTCTAGTTTTACCGTCTATCGTATTAACAATAACCTTGCTATTTGTTTTAGCCAATGTATCATCAAAATCAAATATTCTTATTTTTTTAATTGGTGCTTTAGGATCTCTAGCTACTTTTAAAGCTTTGTCTAAATTTTCTAAAGACTTTATAACAACATCTCCACCTTGAATATCTTTAGCAAACCTTTGGCTAGAAGGTAATATAGGATTATTAACTTTTATATTAGCTTCCTTATTTTTTTCTAATATTTTAACAGCATCTGTTTCCATTAAAGATTTTATTTCAGAAACATTATCTAAGCTATATTTACTTTTACCTAAACCTGTAAGCTTATCTGGAAGTATTCTTAGATTCATAGTTGTCATTTCAACACCATCCATTGTGGTTCTTGAACCTCTAGAAACTCTTAAAGTTACATTAACATCAGCTTTAAATTCAGGTATAGGTAGGTTTAAAGGGTTTTTACCCATAAAAAATAAACCTTTGTTTTTTATTTGTATATAGTTTGTAGGAGGAATTTTTTTAGAATATAACTCACTTATTATATCTTGGTTAAAATTAGTAGATTTAGTTATATTTTTTTGTAATCCTTCTGTTTGAAGAGTTTTATATATCTCCATAGGAAGTTTACCAGTTTTATCATATAATTTTAAATCAGCTCCTAATTCTCCAGCTCTTTTTCTATAATCAGACAAAGCTTTTTTAGATTTATTTATTAAATCTTCTTGAAGTCTTTCTGTAAAAGTATATCCTTTATCTTTACTAAAACTAGTTTTTTGATTTCTGTGCGTTAAAGTTATACTGCTATATTGAGCTTTTTCAAGTTTAACCTCTACATCAAACTTAGCATCGTGTATAGACGACGCAAAGTCTGGTACACCAACCTTGTTTCCTCCAGCTTCTTTAGAAACTTTAAAGCCAGGTATTTTAACCTTATCTAATTTATCTATTATAACATTCTCGTAAGCAAAACCTTTACTTTTACCTATTCTAGCAGCTTCAAATTCTATAGCTTCTTCTAAAGTTACTTCAGGATTTTTTTCTAAATTAGTTTTTACTTTTTTAATGAACAAATCTTTTTGATTTGCTTTGAAATCAATGTCTAACTCGTTAGTCTGTAGTTCTATTTCTTTAGCAAACCTAGTACCGCTGCTTAATCTTTTGGCTGTATCAGGAACCATTTCTTCCATGATTCTATTACGCATAATAAAATTAATACCAGCTTTAAAATGCTGGGCATCTCTAAACAAAGGCATTTCCTTGCCTGTTTTAGAATCTATTTTATTAAACTCCACACCATTAACAATAGTATTTTTGCCTTCAAAAACATTTTTAAATTGGTTAAATGTTCCTATAAGTTTACCTTTTTCATTATAAAATGCTTTACCTATTTTAGTTTGATATATACCAGTTGCTTTAGGCGAACCTTTAGCAGGTTGTGTTTTTGTTTTTGGCAGTGTAGACCAAAAGTAATTTATATTTTTAAGTATAAATTGTTGAGCAGCTCTAGCGCCTGCTCTATTTTCTATACTCCAATTACGTTTTGGCTGAGTTAATATTTCTAAACCAACCTTATTATTCATACCGAGCATTTCAGCATAAAGTTCTATAACTTCTTTAGGTGGTTCAGCTTGTTTAATTGATGATATTTCTTTACCTTCAAAAGCTTTATTTATAGCTTCAGATTCTGCTTTTAAAAATACTTGTTCTGGCGTTAAACCCTCTAACTCTTTTACTTTACCGGACTTTTTAATTTTATCTACAACTTTATTAAGCTGTGCTGGTATGTACTCAGTGCCTTCGCTAGGTTTTTTTGGTAAACTTTTTTCTAGAACTGTAGTAGTCTCGCCAACTCCTGGTTCTACAACCATTTTCTCTGCAGCACTACCTTCTATACGTGTAGTTTCAACCTCGCCTTTCTTTAATTGCTTTAAGATATTACCATAACGTAGCTTTAGTCTGGGTGCTAGGTAAGCTCCAAAATTAATTCTTTTACCAAGATCCTCTGCCTTACCTGTTACTACTATTGGTTCGTAGTTATTTATAATTTTAGTTAACTCTTCGTTATATCCTTGCTCAAATTCTTGAGCTGTTTTTCTTTTACCTTTTTCTAAAGCTAATATTTTAGGATTGTTAGCGGCTTGAAAAGCTAATTTCTTTACTAAAGGTCTATTGATTTCTTCTAGCTCTCTAACAACTTTTTCTCTAGCCTCGCCTTCTAATTCTGAAACTTTAAAAGCGCCTTCTTGTATTATTCTTTCTTCAACTTTTAAGTTTCTAGAAGCTAACTCTTTATTAGTCTCTGATATTTCTTTAGCTGCCCTTGTTTCTGATACAGGTTTTTTATCTGATACAGGTTTTTTACCTGTTTTCATATCTATTAACTTTTGACCGTCAATTTGTATTTGTTCAAATTGCTCAATCTTTTTTCTAACACCTCTACTAGTACCACGAGTTAGTGTAGTTCCAATACCTTCTAAAAAATTTATAAGTTCAGCAGCTGTAGTAAAATTAGTCTTGCTATTAAAACCAATACCCATTTTATTGCCTATGTTAACTATACTTCTTTTAATGCTAGGTAGTAAACCTTGTTTAAGTAATAAGTCTCTATACTGAGGTTGTTGTAAGAAGTTAACTACATTGGCAACATATTCCTCAGGTCTTGATGACGGTTTTTCTTTATAAGCTTCTTTTATAGCCTCTTCAAAAGTTAAATTTTTTTTATCACCTACAGTAAACTTTGTATCTTTAAAAGCATTGTTTACATCTGTTTGTATTTTTTCTTTAAAAACTTTTGCAGCTTTAGGATTTTGATCAAACATTTTATCAAACACCGCGTGGTAAAGCTCTTCAGATACAACGCCTAAGTTTAATTTTTCTGCATTTACTTTTACATCTCCAGACACAGGGTCGTACTCAGCTTTTGTATTAGGGTCTGCAAATGTTTCTCCGTCTTTTAAAACTTTAATAGCCGGACCATCTTTATCTTTATTTTTAAATACTTCAGACTGCTTTAAGTTCTGTTCTATTTTAGATATCTTTGTAAGCATAGCAGTTTTATTAGCCTCGTAGTTAGCCACAACTGTTTGAGCTTGCCTTTTTTGTTCTAAAGTAGAATTAGTATCGTTTATTACTTCTAAAGCTTTGTCGGCTTGCTCACTCTGTTTGCCAAGATCCATATCGTTAAATGGCTTGTCTGCTTGATCTATAGTTCTTTTTAAATCTTGAGCTAGTCTTTCTTTGTTTTCAAGCTCAAAGCTTGACACTCGAGGATCACCTTCTTCTATTTTAGCTTTATCAGATCTTATTTCAGAGTTTAATTTATCGAGCATTCTTCTTCTTGATGAAATGCTTTTAAAATCTGTACCTTTAAGCTTGGTAATACCTAACACTCCAAATACAGCAGCGCTTACTAATTCTTCCTGTAAAGGATCGTCCATTGCACCATAATAGTCATTTAGGTATTTTTTAACACTATCACTACCTGTTAAATCACTTATTATAGCTTCTGCTAAAACCGCTGTGTTACTACCAGCAACACCACCAACCGCACCACCTATAGATTTTTCTATAAGATTGTTAAATCTAGCTAGCTCACCAGAAAATTTACCTATAAATTTAGAAGCTGCCATACCACCAATAGCAAAACCACCACCAGCACCGGTAGGAGCTTCACCAAAACTAACACCTTGAAACTTAATTTCTTCTAAAGCTGTAGACGCAAGAAAAGCTTCTACCTTTCTACCATCTTTAGCTAAACCAGCTATGTATCTAGTTATACCAGCAGCCCCAGCTATTTTATTTGCAATAAAAAACTTGAATAACTCAGGTGTAAACTCACCTAAACCTTCAGCAAGTTTAGTACCAAACGTTCTTTCAAAGTTTTTCTTTTGTTCTGGAGTTAAAGTTATTCCAGCATCTAAAAATAATTTTTCTTGTTCGTCTAACTGCTTACGAACAGATGTTGGTAATACTCCTTCTGACAAACCACTAGCTTCTGCAGCTGTTTCTATATACCTACCTAACTTACCTAAAGCTGTTTTGTTTATACTAGCTGGATCTATATTTAATACATAAGTTGTATTAAGAGCTTCTTTTCTGAGATCAAGTTGTATTTTTTCATCATACAATGAGTCTATCATTGCTGGTAAATCTGGAATAAGATAATCCTTGCCTTCTGGCTGTGCTGCTTTTAAAGACTCTTGTATAAAATCTTTATTCATAAAACGAAGTTCACTAATAGGCACGTTTTTTATTATGCCATTAGCATCTGTTTTATAACCTCTGCTAGTTAGAATAGCAGACATTTCTGCGGCTGACTGACCTGTAGGTTTTAAATCATATGTTGTTGCTAGGTTTTTTTCGTTGTCTTGTCTGTTTAAAACATTTAAAACAAACTCTCTTTCTAAAGCTTGTTCGTCTAAACTATAATATCTTTGTTCTAATTTTTCTACCTCTTCAGTATAATCTGTTACACTTGAAGCTGTAGCCGCTTCTGTTAAACCAACTCTATTACCAGAGTCTTCATCAAACAGGTATCTATAGCTAGCAGCTTTTATTCTTTTTTGTTGTCTATCATAACCCTGCTCTCCAGGTTTTAATAAATCACCAGTTGCACCTATTTGCATACGCATGAAAGCATCATCTAATTCAGGTTGTAATTCAACTAGCTGACGCTTGGCCCGACTAATAGCCGCTTCATCTTGCGATGTAAATATTATTGATTCTAACTTTCTTCTTTGATTATTTAATAAACCGTACTGTCTTCTAAGGGGAGGTATTTCGCTTAGTGTTTGTTTAACACCTTCGTCACGTCTTATATCATAAACACCTTGATCAATAGCTTGATCTACTTTTTTATACTTAGAAGCGTTTATAACTTTAGATTCTTTTACTCTTTCTTTTTCAATTTCTTCCTGTATAATTCTTGTAAAAACTTCTTCTTGATCACCTATAAAAGTATCTGCGATAGGTTCAAGTTCAGTATCATATATACGAGATCTTTTTTTAATTTCATCAGCAACAGCAGTTTCTACTTTTACTAAATCTTCTATAGTTTTTCCTTCAACACCAAGATTATATATACCACCGTTTTGTATTACTTGTTTTACTTTGTCTCTATAGCTGTTTATTAATTTACGTTGCTCAATAGCAAACTTGCTACTAGTTTTTAATACACCGTCTTGAACCACCTTATCTGTAGTGATATCTTTTACTGCTGAAACTGGTTCTTCTACAATAACTTCTTCACTAATAGGAGCTTCAGCTTGTACGGTTTTAGCATCAAATTTTTGTAATGTTTTATTTTTATTATTTTTTATTGCTAGATCTACGGACTCCAATAAACCAGCTATTGAATCTGATTCCGTACTCTCTGGTTGAGCATCTACAATCATGGATGCTCTGCTTGGAGTTGTTACTGGTGCTACAGCCGCACCCTTTGCCACAGCACCGTTTGTCTTTCCCTTAGTTGGGGTTGTTTGTATTTCGTCTGTAACTTCTACAATTTCTAAACCATCTTTTTGATTTACATATTCATCAACAGAAAGCCCTTCAACTTCTGCAGCTTCAATAACAAAAGATTCACTTATTGGTTCACCATTAAAAGTGTAATCTGTATTTACCATAATTTAATTGTTTAGCAATGGGTTTGGTCCAAATGGAACTAAATCTTCTCCAGCCATTTCGTCAGCCGTAGCCGCATCAACACCGCTAGCTATTAATAGTATTTTTCTTATTTCTCTTGGAGATGTACCTGGCGATATTGTTTTACCTCCTACTTCAATATCTTCACTATTTTCAAACTCTTCCACTTTTAAACCTTCATTTTGAGCTACTTTTTTTACTTGATTTAAATTTCTTAATCTATCTGTAGAATAAATTTTATCAAAATACTCCCTTGTCTTTTTTTCTTTTTCAATAGCTTTAGTTTCTTTTCTTCTAGCTCTAAGCTCTGCATCTGTAGGTTCGTCGGGTGTAATTTTTCTATAGTTACTAGCGTTGCCGCTTTTTTTCCTTAAATCATCTAAGAACCAAGCCGTGTAAGCTTCACCAAACGTTTTTGAAGATTCTTCGTCAAACGCTGTACCAACTTGCCCGTTAGCATAGTTTAGTTCAGCACCCTCAGGAGCATAACCATTAAGAACATGCGACCACATGTTTTTAGCTTTTTCAGGAAATTTAAGAAAGCTATTTACTTGAGCTGTAATAAAAGGTGTTGCTGTAGTTTCTATGTCCGCAAACTTGCTAGGTCTAAACGTATATTCAAACTGTTTATTTTCGGTTGTTTTTAATTCTGGTTCTGAAATATAATCATTTCCAAATTTACCATCTTTAAATATACCAGATTCTTCTAAGAATTTATTTCTATCAGAGGTTATATTTGGTATTTTACCACCATCAAAAGCAAATAAAACTTTAGGATCAGCTACAACATAGTTGTTTTTAATTTCACCTTTTTTGTAAGCCTGTGTTATCTGTTCGCTGGAATACGCTGTTTTGATTTTCCAATTATCATTTTCATCAAAAAACCATTGTTCTTCTGGATTACGTGTGGCACCTATTCTAGCTGGCATAGCAAGCTGGTATTGTTTAGATAAACCTACGTTTGCGTTAGTGGTTGATACACCGCCTTCTGTGTTTACTTTAGGGTAACCATCTACATAATCAGCATAATAACTTTCATTGGCTTCTTTTCCAGCGTTAATTAATTGAGTTAATTCATTTATTTTACCGTCCCATAAAGCGTATTCTCTAGCAGCTTCCATTTGCAGTTCTTTAGATGTAGAACTTTTCATAGCCATATATGCCTGGGCTTTTTTCTCTATAGCAAACAAACCAGCTTTATTAAGACTAGGATTGTTAACACCAACTTTTTCCATGTTGGCACTAAACTCATCGTAGTTTTCTAAAACAAACTTAGCGTTGTAATCTAAATATTTTTGAGTTTCTTGTACAGCACTAGAGTTTCTTTTTGTTTTTTCGTTTATAACCTTAGCTACAGAATTACCTATATTAGTTATAGCTTTAGCATATTCTTTACCCGAATAATCTATTGCTGTTGCTGGACTTTCATAAGCACCTCCTCTACTACCGTAGTTTCTTGAAAATTGTGGTAATTCTGCCATGTTAATTTATTTGTTTAAACTCTACGTCGATTTTAGAATAATCTACACCATCAAATATACCAGTAAAGTTTTTAATAATAGCATTGTTAGGAACCTCGTCCGACATAACGCCTTGCCATTTACCTTTACCAAATATTTTATTTATATATTCAAAAGCATATATATTTAAACCGCTGTTAGATTTACCTATTAATTTTATATTCTTTTTAAGACGTCTATCAGATATAGCAGCACCAGCTATATTACCTAAAGCCCCAACACCAGCACCAATAGCTTGAGCCTTTGATTGCCGCGCCGCGACTTCAGCCTGTGCCGACCCGGTAATCTGTGCCTGTTTTCTATTTAGCTGTTGCATTTCTCTACGTTCTTTCTCTCCGTAAACAAATTCTTTGCCTAGAACATCTGCTTGTTGCATACGTTGAGCCTCTGACATCTGAGCATTTTGAACACGTTGCGCTTCTGACATTTGTTTTGTTTGTAAGTTTTCTTCGCCTCTAGCTATCAACTCTTGGTTTTTAGCTTCTTGTGATTCTAAACTAGCGGCAATACCTCTTTTACTTTGCAGCGCAGCTTGCGCAAGAGCAGTTGCACCGCCAGCGCTAGCGCCAGTAGACGCTAATAAATCTAACGTATTAGCTAAAGCAATATCAGCTTCTTCAGCTTGAAACTCTGCAGCTTTTGTAGCAACCCCAATGTTTTTATAAGGGTTAGACAACATACCAGCGTTATCAACAACCATACTCTCTAATGAAGATACATTTTCATAAGGATTTATAACTTCTTGTCTTGAGTTTTCAAGTTCTTCAAGCTCGTCTATTAAACGGTTTTTATCGCTTCTAGCTCTACGTTCTGCCTTTTTAGCTGAATTAGCGCCTATTACTGTAGAAGCTACTGTGCCTGCTACCGCAGCTCCAATTGCTACAACTCCTGCCATGATTTATATATTTTTAATTATTTCGTGTGACGGTTCTTCATCAACAAGCCACCCTAATTTTTTATGTGTATTTATCAAATGTTTATTTCTACCGATAGTAAACATATGTACTTTACCTAACTTCTTACATAATTCTTCTGCAGAAGTTATAAGTAACTCTATCGCTTGCTTGCGATCTTTATCTCTATACTCTGGATCTGATACTATCCATTCGAGTAAAACAGCGTCTGAGTTTGTCATGTATAAAAACCCAGCGCATACTGGCCTACCGTTTTTCTCTACCATTAATCCTCCTTTACCGTTATCAGGTAAAAAAGTTCTTGGTGGACTTACCGGCCATTTAGGCCAATGTTTCCACCACTCGCATAGAGTTTCGTAATCTTCGTCTTTTAATAGACGCGCTTTTAATTCCATATAATTTAATAACTTGATTCTACGTATTCAGATGACACAGCGAACAGCTCGCGTGTTTTACCACCTGCTCCAGCCACTTGTGTACTATCATCTGTTCTTATAGTCACAGTTGCATAGTAACCTTTTACACCTGAAATACTAGATCCATATACAACTTCTCCAGGGGTGCCAATATTGCTATTATTTACAATATTAGCAAAATACTTGCCTTCTTTATTGTAAAAACCAGCATAGTATTGTATACCGTCTTGAGTGTAAGCACCTTCGTCGTAGCTATAAATTAAGTTAGAAGTGTCATTTAATTCAAAACTTCTAGCCGCGTTAAAACTTGGAACTTCCCAACCGGTAGAACCTTCATAATTAATTGTTTTAAACACCTTAGACGCGCTTACTTTTGGATTAAATATAAACGTTACATTAGAATCAGAGTAAACTCCGTAGAAATTACCTCTATTGTTATCATTCCCAATTGATTGGTAATTATGCTCGTATAGCTTACCGTTATTGATACTATAATATTTAGATTTAATACTAAAAGCTTGTTCTGGTTTATATGTAAATCTACTTGTCCAACCCAGTACAGACTCGTCAAATGATAGTGTTTGATATGTATCTGAAAACTGACCTTGATCACCTGAAATTGTTGGTATTATATTTGAACCTTGCAAACTAACCACATATTGTTTTGTGTATATATCCCAAGCGCCTATAGCTTTATCTGAAGAGTTTAAATTACCAAGCTCATCTCTAAAATAGTCATACATACCGTAGTTAGATATCTCTGTAATGCCGTCTTGTGATAAGCGTATCACGGCGTTTCTGTTTTTATCTACAAAATATTTTCTGTAACCATATACCGCAAAACTTTCTGGATTAGTGCTTATACCAAAGTTACCAGCATAAGGAACTATTTGGCCAATAACTAAATTTAACTGACTAACAGCCGTGCCTCCGCCTTCCGCTGTATATATAGCATCTTTATCTATAAGAGCTCTATTTACTTTATTTTCTTGGAATATAATAAGGTTTGTATCTTCCGCGTATAATTTTTGTATACTACCATTTGAAGGATCTACAGATTTAGTTATATCTTCACCTACACTAAAAACGTTAGTGTTGTTAATACCAGTTCTAGAGTTAAATATGCCTGAGTATATAAGTGCATTACCTCTTATACTTCCATTAGGCTCGTCGTCTACTAAATAGGCCCTTACGCCATAAGATATATTAGTGTTATTGTACCCACCTCTTATTCTAGACTCTTCAACAAACCAACTGTAATTTTGATCAGTTTGATTAGTTCTTGGATAACTGCCAATATTAGGATTTCTAACAGGCACACCTGTGCTACCATTCCATATAGGAGGTGTACTGCTCGTCGCTCCGCTAGGTATTGTCTTCTTTAATAAAAAAGAGTTAAAATATTTTACTTCTACTATTGCTGCCATATTTTAAAATGTACAAGGTGTTGAATCGTTGGTTCTAGCGCCTGAAGTAAACGCAGCTGTATAAGCACCGTCTCTTGTGTACTCTGGATTTGAAACTGCTGAACTTCCTCTTGTGTCCATTCTTCTAAACCTAGCAGTACCATTTATACTTGCTGGTGTTATAAGTGATGTGTTTGTGTAAAGCTGTGTGACGTATTTAGCAAAAGGCTCAGCAGCATAATATGAAGTACTTGTCTGTGTGAACACGTTACTACAAGAAATATTATTAGCTAATCTATATTCATACACACCATCATTATCACCCCACCAGTTAAAACTTGGATAATAAAAATCACCTATTTCTAGCCGCCCAAAAGCTCGCAAATCTTGTTGCCCTGCTGAGTTGCAATTATTACCAACTGGAAATACACCAAAATCAGATGATAAGTTACCGTAAATAATTCTATACTCACCAAGTGTATTAAAAGCAAAAACCTTAGCCCCTTGTCCAAAATTGTCTTGCGAGTTAGCACGTTGATCTACGCTTATAATGTTTCCACCATCATTATCCATACCTCTAAACGAGGTTGATGAATATTTGTAATCAGCCCCAACATTTGTACCACTAATTGTGATACCATTTAAATCAGCTAAATAATTCCAACCAGCTTGCGCGTTTGCTCTATATTGAATAGCCCATCTAACGTATAAGTTTGAAGTGATTCCAACCTGAGGAGGTATAAACGTGTTTATACCTTTTACAACTACATAAAAAGTACCTTGAGTAAGACCCGTGCTTTTTGTCTGATTAGTAAACTGAGCCGCAAAACTTGAGGGGACGGGACATATACGATTAGTTATTGTGCTGTTAATAGTAGAAGGCGCTTGTAATCCATTTTGATATGTACCAGCTGTGAGTGGACTTCCAAAGTCTGGGTAGTTTGAACTTAAACTAGTAGCGTTGTTAGTAAACCAAACCGCGCCACCATCTCCATCGCTAAAATTGGACGGTAGGACATTGCTTGTAAAATCCGATGGCACTTGTGGTTGTCCAAAATATACAGTAAATGTTTTGGGCGTTGCACTAGCGCCACCAGCGTCTTGTACGTTAAGTATAAACGTGCCTGTGCCCGCTGCTGAAGAGTCAGAGTTTAAAACTTGAGTTCCGTCTTGCGAAATGCTAAAAACACCCGCGCCAGCCGTAGCGCCTATACTCCACGTTAAACCTTGAGTGTATGTGTTAGTATTAGGGTTGCCTGTATTTGATCCATTATAACCATCTAAAGTACTTATTATAACTGATTGCCCAGTAGTCGCGCTGATTGGACTAGCGTTACTGTTGTTAATAATAGGATTTATATTATCAAGATCACCGCTTTCTGGAACAGTCGCTGTACCACCACCAGCCGTTACGTTAAAACTAAATGTATATTGTCTAGATAATGGATTACTTCCGTAGTAAAAATATGCGTCAGCTAGACTACCGTTAGCAACAGAAGCAGTTCTTAGTATAAAATTACCATTAGCGATATCCGCATCATCTAGATAAAACTGATCCTTTAAGTTAACGCCAGAACCTGTATTATCTATAACATAATTGATTGTAACGTCGCTGGGTATTAGTTTTGTATTTCCAAAGTTTATAAAATAAAACGTACCTGATATATCAGTTCCAGGTGCCATACCTTCATTATGATTGTAATTAAAATCTACTGTACCAGTGGCTGTACCGCCTCCGCCACCACCACTACTTATCGCGCCATTTAATATAGATATAAGACCAGATGTACTTGTTTCATAAAACAACTCAAGCCTAGATACTGTAGGTTTAGTTTCTAGTACTACTAAATTTGAAAATTTAACAAAATCCCCCGAAGCGTCTTCTGCTTTGTTTATGACACCAAATTGATTTGCTGTTGTTTTAGATGTAATAAACTCTGCTATAAAAGGATTTGATTCTGATCTATAAAAAGCATAATAAGGATTATCTTCACTTGTTATTGGAGGATTACCACCGCTTGGATCATAATCAGCTACATCAAACAAATCAAATAAATCTTCTATAGTATTTGTAGTAAAAGATTTTCTACCAGGAAAATACTGTTCATTGCCTATATTGCTAAAAGCCTTACCTGTATTTTCTACTCTACCAAAAAGCTCAACTGAACTTCTAAACTGCTTATCTTGAGGACCTACTTCAGATAAATCTCTAGGTACTTTATTTATATTGTCGTTTAATAAAGTTATAAACGATGCGTTTTCAGCTGTTAAAGGTACTGGGGTTGGATTTCCTTGCGTAGTGTAATAAGGCAAACCCTTCATTGCACCAGTCGCATATACATTGTAATACTCTTGTTCAATTTGTTTTACTACAATTTTATAACTATACCAACCTAAGGGTTTGTAGTCAACACTGTTTATAGAACTGTCGTATAAACCGGGTGTTAAAAAAACTAAATTTTGAGTACTATTTATAGGTTGGTTAAAAGAAATTTTCAATGAATCTCCTAAAAAACTAATTGAATCTTCTTCTTCTCTATACGGAAGATACACTGTGTCTGCTCCAAAATCACCTGATCCAGCGCTAATATCGTTTGAAAGTATAACTGTTGATTGTCTTCCATATCTATCAGACAACACAACGCCTACTTGATAATTTCTATTTTGTTTGACAGAGTGATTTGGATATTCTATACTTGTTTTTGAAGAATAAGTGCCTGTTGATGGGTATTTTTCATTAGCCCCAACTTGATATTTTATACCAGAAGGCGGCGTATGTTTATCTTGAAAGTTAGAATATACAACTCTATTAGATATTATTTCTTGTCCTAAAGCTTTTACTGGTATTTTGTCATAAACTCTAGTGATTTCATTTCCCGGTAAGGTTTTGTATGGTTTTGTAGAATTATAAGTATATTCAAAAAAATCATTAGAAGAAGTAATTTCTGAAACTTGTAAAGTTTCAACTACTTGCAAAGCTAAACCGTCAGATTCTTTATATATAATATCTATTTCAGAGACATGAAACAACGTGTTAAGTTCAGCAGCGGTAGCTGCACTACCGTCTTGTTTAATCGGTAAAGGTATTTGTAAAGCTATTTTATTAACTTTATTTTCCATAAACTCTACAACCGTACTCGCTACAGTTTGCTCTTCATCACCTTCTAAAAAATAACCATCTTGTTTTGGTATAAAGCAAGGTTGAGTAAATGGAGCTATTAAAGAATATTCACCATCTGAAAATTTAAATCTATAACTAAATCTTACAAACTTGTCTTCTAAAAATTGTGGATCACCTACAAAGTCCTGTTCGTAATAAGGATTATTTATATTTGGAGACTGCGGAACACCACCAGTGCCGTTGTTAATAGGTATATATTCACTAGCAGCATCATACATGCTTGTTTCGTATTCACCAGGCGTAGATGTTTCTTTTATTACTTGTGGAGATTCAAACGGATAATACTTAGCTACAGATATTTGATCTTCGTTTGTGTAATAATTTATACCTTGGCTTTGCGCTAAATTAACATTAATTTTTCTAGGTTGATTTCTATTGTCTGTAAAAAATAAAAAATCTTCTAAAATATTTACACCTATTATAGGGTTTAAAGTGGAAAAATTAAGGAAAGCTCCTTGTACTAATTTTACTGGAACAGAAGAGGCTTGAGCATTGTAAGAATATATAAAATTTTCCTCTGAAGGTGAATAATTTCCAAGTGTGTTTGTAGTAAAAAATAAATATACAGTACTATCAAAATCATTTACAAAGTAGCCAACACAGTATAAATTAGAAACTCCAGAAATACTTTCAAAATCAGCTAAACTAACATTGCCAAGCACATTTTCTAAAGCTCCAACGTCGTCACCTTCTGATTTGCTAACTTGTATGTTAACAGCATCGCGATATTCACCTTGTGGTATAAGTCTAGCATCAAGGTCTTTATTCATCTTTGATTTGATGAACGCATTTTTTACTTCAGCCATTTAATTTTAGTGTTTAATCCATTTAGATTTACCACGCATAACTTGTACTATTTCGCTAAGCTTGATATTTGACAAACGTATTTTAGTGTTTCTAAGTTTAGCACTACGCTCACGTTTTAAACGTTGAACTACATATTCGCTTTGATTTATTCTAGATGCTAGTATAGCGTGCGATATATGCGCGTAGAGAGCTTCTTCTGCCATCTTAGGTATCTTTGTATCTAAGTCAACAGAAAGACCATCAGAGATGTATTCTAATACTACTATTTTATCTACCAAGTCAGCAGAAAAAGAAAACTTATTATATCTTTCGTCTATATTAAAGTAACCATTACCATTAGCAAACTGTGGATCTAAACCATATAACTGCCCATAGCCAAAGCCGTAAATATCATAATAGCCTGAGCTAAATATTATATCGTTTACCAACTCATCGTTGTTTGTATTTTTTAAAAAATTATTATCAAAGCGATCGTTAGTTATAGATGTAGTTTCAACATTGCTATCAAAGCTATCTTGAATTGGTACGCCTTTGTTATCGTCTAAAAATACATCTGTTGGTTTTGTAGTAAGCATATTTCCAGGCATTATAGTATGTTTAACACCTGAATTATCTATCCAATATAGGCCTACATAATTAACGTAGTCTTGCGGTATTGGTATACTTAAATTGTGAGGCACGGTAGCTTCTAATTTGTTTACACTTTTTAAAGTGTCGTAGCTAAACTCTTGTAAACCTCTTTTAGCGTGAAAAATTATATCTGTCCGCTTGACACTAGTTATTAATTTATCCGTTCCAACATATGCAACTTCGAAATTATTTATTATATCGTCCAATGATATATAGGCGTAAGAGCCGTAGTTTTTTTCTACAGCATCACCATATGCTTTTTGTTGTTGCGTGTTAGCGTAGTTACCACCATCAAGTTTTTTAAGCTGCACTACAATATATAAAAGATCAGCTGGCGCTGCGGTAAATGTAATAGTGTTTCCACTAACTGTATAACCAGCAATAACTTCTGACCATGTGCCAGGAATAGCGTTTGTGCTGGTGTATATTTTAAAATTATTTAAAGCGTAGTTTACGTTTGTATTACTTGCAGCTCCAAATATTAAATCAGTATTAAAAGTAGTTGTAAAGTTAACAGTTGCACCATCACCTCTAAAGCCTTGAGCGCCTTCGTAATATTGTCTATTGTTTTCTGTAAGTAACGCCATTTATTAGCTTTTTGAATTAACTTCGTTTTGTTGTATCTCAGCTGCAGCCGCTTGAACTATTTGAGTATCTCTAATTATAATACCAGAGTATTGAAGTATTCTAAGTATTACATTAACTTGTTCACTAGATTCTAATTCAAAATTTTGTGAATTAGAGCTGGGATCATATATGTATTGACCTTGCGCCCCAACTGTAAAAGCCCATTTAACATTTAAAGGTTTTCTTAAAAATGAAGTCGAAACACCACTTACTATACTAAGAGGATATACTTTAATTTTATTATTTTCATATATATAAACAGGATATTCATTACTTGGAGATGCTAAATCTGATTTTAATATTTTATATATATTATTTCTTTGAGCTCTTTGCATGTCAGCATCGTATGTTCCTCCAGTATACACAGGATCTCCTAGCGTATAAAAAGAAAACTCATTACTTGCAGCTTCACCGCTATATACTATATTTCTACCAGTGTTAATATCAATAGTTGGTAAGTTAAAATTGCCTGCAGAATAACTGCAATTTCCAAAACATTTAAACTGTGATATTTTATTATCTATATTTGTTTGTCTATTAGAGTAATCAAAATTAGTTTGAGGGACTCTAATTTGTTGATTTAAACTATCAAAGTATTGTTCGAATATATCTAGTTGAACCTGTGTGGCTGTTTTGTTAAACTCGTCAGGTGTAATATAACCTCGCTGTTCTTTGTTTATAATTAACAAAACGGTTTGGTAAACTGTATTTACATTAATAGCCATGTTTATTATTAATTAAAATTAGTAAATACTAACCTTGATTTAGCTTCTTTTAGTTTTTCTCTTTTCTCTAAAATTAACTTTTGTAGTATGTTTGGATTAGGATTTTCCATATCTGAAAGCATATAATAAGCTATGCTAGTGTATAAATAATCTTCTGCTAGCTTTGGAACTATAACTGGAGTGGTAATAATTGGAGGTGTAAAACCTTCTTGAGTATAGTAAGTCTCATAATTAAACTCCTGTATAGATCGTTTAGCGTAAAATATTACATCTGTTCTTTCTACTTCAGGTATAAGTTTGTCAGGTCCTATATATAACAATAAAAAGTTATTTATAAGATCATTTAAAGATACACTACCGTTGATTAAATCTCCTGCCATTTTTTATTATTTTTGCCCGTCAATATCTATTTTTTGTTCTTTGCTAGAAGCTAAAGAAGCTGCCAGTTGATCATTTGATAAAACACCTGCGTAAGCTAGTATTTTACTAACTAACAAAGGTTGATCAAACTCATGTATTTCAAAATCAGTAGAACCAGAAGAACTATAAACATAATTACCAAACTCTTGGTTTACTGTAAAATTCCACTTAACATCAGAAGGAAAGCTTAAATAGTCTATATCTACACCACCAGTAAGAGTTGTTGGATATACTTTTAATTGCCTATCGTTTATAGTGTATACAGGATATTTAGCAGAAGGAGCTGTTAATGGTGATTTGTTTGTTGTATAAAGATCGCGCTGTTCTATTCTTTCTACCTCTTCGGTTTTATAAGAAACTGTATTAACTTCTTTAATGCTAGAAGTCAAAACAACTGTAGTACCAGATGTAAAATTAATAGAAGTATTGCCTTTAAATAAAGCTATTTTTTCTTCTAACAAAGCTATTCTATCTGCTTGCGCCACATCTGTTTTAGGTAGTCTGAGCAATAAGTTTAACTCGTTAAAGTATTCTGTGTATATTTCTTGTTGAGACTGCGTAGCTATTTTATTAAACTCAGTTGGGGCAAGAGGCCCTCTATTATTCTGGTCTAAAACTACTAGCACGGCTTTATATACGTCGTTTACATTTATTGCCATTTATATTTTTTTAAGTATTGGGCCCGAGTGAACGAGCCCATATACTATTGTTACATGTTATTTTAACTTTTTCTCGATAGACTTGAAAACTTCTACGCCTTCATCTGTCTTAAAGAAAGCTGCCATAGCAGAGTAAGGATTTTCATCAAATGGTACTGTCATAAGTTTTTTACCGTTTGATGCCCAAGAGAAAGATCTTTGATCATCTGACAACTTAATTATTTTAGCTTCAGCAGCTTTAATAGCAAAGTTTCTTAGTTGAACATTTTCGTCTTTAGCTAGTTCTATAAATAAAACTGGGTTTTGTCTAGCAAATATAAGTACATCTCTTTTTAATTCTTTAGATGACATTTCATTTACTTTACTTCCAAACTCAACTCTTAATATAGCTTCTATTTGATCTATATCCATGCCTCTAGCAGCATTGAGTGCGTCTATTTGAAGTTCCATCATATCAAGTTCGTCAGTTGCTTCTACAACAGAATCGAACTCTTTATAACGTTTTCCATTTAATGGGTGATACAAAGATAACATTTTTTGTAAGGCTTGTTTTTCTTTTGGAACAAATAAAGCACCGTCTTTAAATAATATAGTGCCTAATGTTACTTCGCCTTTTTGCTCATCTACAAACGGTGAGTTCATATTTGTAGCATATCTAAGCTCTCTTTGTTGATTTGTTTCACTATCATACCATAGCATAGGTTTTTTAACGCTATGTTTTGATGGTATTCTAAGTGTTAATGGTTTGTATCTTCCTACTACTAGATACGTTCTATCTTTAATTTCCCAACCTTTTTCTACAGCTGGGGCTTCTTTTGTTTTTGACATAATATAATATAATAAAATTAATAAAATAAAGGCTTAGGGCGCCGAAGCGCCCGTACCTTTAAAGTAATCTACTTAGTAAACAATACAAAGTTGTTTGCACCTTGTACACATAAACATCTTTCAGATAAGAAGTTAACCTCCATAGCATCTAGATCAGATGTGAAAGCACCTCCAACAGAACCAGTCAACCAAGACTTCATACGACGATCGTCAGTTTGTGACGCTCTGTATCGCACGTGTAAGAATGGACGACGGATATTACTACCAAGAACTTGATCGTAAACTGTTGATGTACCTGCAGGAATCAATACCCCGTCAATAGCACTTACGCCATAATCTGGTGGAATTAATCCATCGCTAATAGCACCACGAGTAGAAGCATCGTTTAGATATTTCCAGTCAGTCTTATAGAAGTCGTAAGAACCTCTGCGGAAACCACTAAACCCTAGGTTTAATGCCATGTCTTCAGAGTTTTCAAACAATCCATAAGCAGTACCACCATTGGCACCGTTAGAGATACCAGCTAGCATATCATCAAAACCTAGAGACGTTTCACGATTCAAGAAAAGCATATTTTCTTCAATTGCTCCTTGCGTGTCTAAGTTACGTAAGATATTATCAAATTCTCCTAGTGCACTAGCAGCAGCGTTAAAGCCAGCTTCTACATTACCACGACCTTGAATAGCAGCAAATAAACCTTCTGTACCTTTGTAACCAGCAGCAGCCGCAGAACCAGCACCTAAAGCAGCATCAGCTTTTTCGCCTTCAACCACACTCATTTCAAGATAATCTTCGAAACGTAGACGAGTTTCAGACTCAGCTTTTAGATACCATAGGTAACCTCCAGTTCCATCTTCTGTAGCAACTTCTACCCAACCAATCTGAGCTGTGTCAGAACCAGATACTACGTATTTGTTACGGATAATAACTGGTGAGTTAGAAAATTGTGTGAAAGAAGGATCTACACTCACATAACCATCAGCTGCAGTAGCTGAAGTATTGTTAGGTGTAGAAGAACCTTTAGCATATTCAGAACCAAATACAAAGATTTTAATTCCAGTTGTAGCAAGCGCAGCAGTTGTAGTAGCATCATAAGGAGCAACAGTAAGTGCGCCAGTTGTTAAGTTAGACGCGGTTACAACAGCTTTAAGCTCGTTACCAGCACCATCTAAAGCTACAATAGTAGCTTGTGGAGAAATAACGTTTTTAACATCAGCTGCTACAGGAATAGTAATTGTATTTGTTTGATCGTTGGTACAACCATCATAAGAGATGTGTAAACGGTTTTGTTCAGACCAAATAACTTGATCAGAGGTCATTGGCATTTCAGCTCCTACCATACGTAAGAATCCAGAAAGCGTACGATTTCCGTAACGCTCTACTTCTGCTTCGTAAATTTCAGGTAGATACTGTTGTGCAAATGTATCAGAATCGCCAGCACCAGCACCTCCGTTAAAAGACAGGAAGTTTGTGTCTAGCAATTGTTGTTTTTGACTTGGGACTATACTCCCAAATAAAGGACTTAAAGCCATAATTATTTATTTTTAGTTTTTTATTGTTACTTTTTTGATTTTCAATTTTGAAGAATCAACTCCGCTCATTGCTTTTACTTTAATTCCATTAACAAATACTTCACCAGCAGCTGTTTGACGAGGTTCAGTCGAAATGTTTTTCGATTTAGCCATGACATCTTTAACAGCGTCAGCTTTTCCTTGTTCATAAAAGTGTTGGGCAATGGTATCAGCGTTTCTAGCAGCATACAAAGCTTTGTGGTAGTCTTTAACTTTAACGACTTCGCCTTTATCATTCAAGAACGTCTTGACAAAATTAGCTATATCTTTTTGTGCTTCAGCTACACTTTCAGGATTTTTAACACCGTATCTAAATTTTTTCTCTCCTACGTTGAAATCAAAACCTTTGAAATCATTAGAAAAAAGACTAGAAGTTTGGTTAACAAAAGCCTGTTTGTTTTGTTCTACTGTTTGTTGCTCTTCATTGTATCGGTTGAAAAAGTCTAATGCTTTTTGTTGCTCTTGGGTTACGCCGGGTCTCAACTTGATCTCGTCGTAGTATTTACCTTTTAAGCCTTCAAGAAAGTCTTTAGCTTTCGCAGCCTCCTCTTTGAACGCAATTTTCTTTTTGCGTATGTCTTTTGGTTCATCTATATCTTCATCATAATCAAAGTCTTCTAATAAAAGACTTACATCTTCAGAATCTAAGTGTGGTTTAGTTTGTTTATAATATTCACTAATTAAAGTTTTATTATCAACATTGGTATAATCTGCGTTAAGCCTAACATAGTCTTGCACAGTTCCACCAGTTTCTTCCATAAAAGTAACTAGCTTATCAATATTTTCTGGTAATTGTTTTTGCTCTACAATTGTTTGTTGTGGTTGTTCCTCAACAACTTCTTCTTCAGTGTCTTCAACTACAGTTAAAGGAGATTCTACTCCTTCGTTGGCGGTCCGTATTTCTTCAACCACTTCTTCGCTGTGGCTACTGTTTGGGGACTCTTCGATAACAGCATTGCTATCATCTGTCTCTTGTGTTTGAACGGCATCTTCGTTTTTTATTTCTACTTTAGTAACCTCAGGAATTACTTCTCCTTGAGATTCAATACCTTCTTTGGGTATTTCAATTTTAGTTACTTCGTTTGATTTACCTAAGTTTTTAGGTTTAGTAGGAGTTTTTATTTTAAACTCTCCCTCTTGTTTTATTTCTTCTGACATAATATAATAGTATAAAATTAAAGGATTTTATTTTCAACGAGGTTCAAACTGTTCAAGTCCAAATCCTCCTAGTGAGTCAAATCCAGATGACTCGAAGTTTTTAGGTAGTTCATCGTTTTGACGTTGCGCAATCATTTCTGATTGTTGTGTACCTATAATTCTAGCACGCTCGTCTTTGCGATCTTCTATTTTATCTTCTTTTTCTTTCTGCGCATCCACTTCTAGCTTAGCTAATTGCATATCATATTGGAATTTTTCAGCCATTAATTGCTTTTTAATTTGAGCTTCTAATTCCATTTTTTGTATTTCAAACTGTGACTTACCTTGTTCAAGTTGAAGTTTAGTTTCTGTAAGCGCTTGTTGTTTTTGCACCTCAGATAAAGCAGCTTGTTCAGCAGCTTGAGCGTTTGCTTGAGCTTGCATTTGTATATTTTGCTGTTGAGCCATTGCCGCGGCTTCAGCTCTTTCAGCTTGTTTTTGTTTTAGATATTGATTAGCTAATTTAATATTTTTAATTTGTCTAATATCTATAGCATCTTCTAGATTTATTCCTCCAGACTGTAAAGCTATTTGAACATTTTGCTCTAGCATTTGTTGCTGCTCTTCGTCTGGTTCTAACTCTAAAAATATACCAAACTCATGCATATTTAGTTTCTCTATTTCCTCTAAAGAACCTACGTTATATTGATTTATACAACTAATCAAAGCGTTTTTAGTTAAAGGAAAGCTAAGCATGTCACTAGCTTTTAAACTTACATTTTCACAAGCTCTTATTGTTAAATACATTAATGATTGAAGTATATGCTTTGTTGCCGTGTTAGATGCGGCTGCGGCTAATTTTTGTAAACCTACTAAAGCATCTTTGGTTGGTTGACTACCGTCTCTAGCTTCATTCAACCCTGTTACGTCACGAATCATTTGTAAATAATACTGATATGTTTGTGTAAGCGCTTGGATTTTTTGTATACCAGAAGAAGTTTGTAATTCTTGTATTGGTACTTTACCTCTATTGGGATCACCATCTTGGGTTAAACTTCTACCTACAATACTACCAGTTTGAAAATACATGTTCAAAGCTTCTTGAGCATTATAACTTGTACCATTACCAAGATCTACCTCTGCTAAACCATCTACGTCTACAAACACACCATCGGGCACTGTTCGCGCTAGCACTTGTTGTATTTTTAAATGTGTAAGCTGTATCATATCAGCAAAGCTAATACACTTACTAACTAAACTATCTATACGACCTTTATACATTCTAGGCGCTGATATAGCGTAGTTCATTTGCACTTTAGTTTGATCGCTAAAAGGACGCGTCATATTTTCAGCAAGTTCCCATTTGAGCATTTTTTCATGCCCAAGTATTTTAGCTCCGCTGTATAAAACTTCTATAGCCCGATGCACTCTTTCAAAGTTATCGTTTTCAGGCGGATCAAATGTATCTGGTTTTTCTAGAGCTTTTTCAAGACCTTGATCAGTTTGTTTTATTTTAAATACCTGGTTATTATAGGTTTTATATTCAAAAAATAAAACTTGAACCTGATTATATTGATCGTCTTGACCATAATAATTACGGGTGTAGTTAGCATCACCGGGATATTTTTGTATTTCTTCTAACTCTGAATCTGTTAAATAAGGAAAAAGTTTTTTAACCTCTTGCAGACTCATTGATTTCATTTCACCTACATAATAAATATCTTCAAAATTAGGATCTTCTGTATATGAATAAACTAAATTAGCAGGATCCACATAATCAATAGTAATACCATTAGCTAAATTAAAGTCTGTTTTAACAGCTGATATACCTAATACAACTAAATCATAAGCAAGACGTTTTTTAATTTCATCGTACTTATTATAATTTAAAACATTTTCAATAAGTTCTTCTTCTGCTATTTCTATAGACTGCTTATAACTTAATTGCATATAAAGCTCTAGCTCTTCTTCATTTTGAGGAAGCGCGTCTGGATTTACACTTGAAAAAAAGTTTTGACCAGTAGCTTGATTTAATGCTTCTATTTGCTTACGACTTTGCATGTCTTTTATAGCATCGAAAACAAATTGAGTTCTTTGTTTAATAGCAAATGGGTCTGAAGCGAAAGATTTTATTTCATAACCTTTATCTGTCATACCATTTACTACTATATCAACAAATTTAGATAATACAGGTATTGGCTTCCAGTCTAAATTTAAATAAGATAAATCACCATTAATAGATAGTTCATCTTTGTATTTAGCTACTGACTGTTCGCCTCTAGCGTATAGTCTAAGCCTGTGAAAGTCTTGCCAACTATTACCAAAACGACCACCAGCACCTAGGCCTTTGTCACCTCTAAACCATTCGTTTTCAATAGCTCTACCTACAGCTAAGCCGTAATCATAATTATTTTTCTCTGCGTCTGGTACTACCTGACTTGGAAAAGAACTATTAACATTAGTATAAACCATTTATTTTATTATTTTTGAAGAATAACCTGTGTTATCGTATTTTGTAAAATTAATACTAACTGGCTCTTTTTTTATTTCAGCCACTGGTGAGTATTTGTTTTTGTTGCAAGCCATTATAGCTAAACCAGAACTTATTGTTGCATCGAACTTTGTTCTGTTGTTTATATTAAACTTAGCCCAGTCTTCAAGTGTACGTTGAAAATACATTTGACCGTACTCAGTTTCTTTTAAACCTACATAATCTTCTATATAAGATTCTATAGCCGCGGCATGCGCTTGTTTAATATCCTCGCTAGAGTTAGGTATACCACCTATTTCTCTCTCAGCAACTGAAAGTTTGTTAAACGTTTTATCAGGTCTATTTATAGAGAAGTTTCTATAACCTCTTCTTTTTAAATAATACAGTAGTCTTGGTTTGTTATTCTCTGCTAGTATAGGCATACCATAAAAATGTAATGCCATAAGCACGTCTTCAAAGAATATTTCAGCAGTTGGAGGTCTTGATATATATTCTAAAAAGAACATATTAAAAGGTGCCTCTTCCATACTAAACTTTGTAAGACCGTGTAAAGATCCTTTAGAACCTTTATTGTCTACTGTACCTGATATATCGTATGAGTCACAACCAAAAGCACCAATATGCTCGTTACCCGGATGTTTAACTCCATTCTTTATTATTACACGATTTTGTAATCTTGCAGATGGAATCCAAGAAACTAAAAACCTACCATTGTTTTCTGGTATGAAATTAACTGTTGTATCTTTTACTCCTCCTGCCCATTGGAAGTTACCTTGTGTTACTAAGGTTTTATTCCTCATGTCTTCATTATAATCTATTTGCTCGTATATTTTAGTTAGATTAAATAAAGATAATTTAGCTTCATCTCTGAAAGCGTGTTTCTCTGTACGTGGAAACTGACGGTAGTATTCGTTTAAACTATCTTGGTCATTTTTAAGACCATCTACTTCATTTTCCCAGTGTTCGATAACACCTGTTGTGATAAGGTCTCCGTGTGGATCTCTAATGGCGTCTTTTGGTTTGTCGAATACAGGTACGCCATAAGCATCAATGAATCCCTCGTAGTTCCATTCCATAGGTATGAACAAACTATATAGTCCTGAGCTAGTCTGCCCATTGCGGTTTCTTTGCGTGACATCTGAAGCATAGTACAATTTCTTAAAGTTTCCTCCTCCTTTTTCTATAGCGTTACTAGTTGAACCCATCATACACTTACCAACGATCTTACTACCAAGTCTCATCGTGGTTTTTGTAACCCTCCAGTTGTTTAATATGTTATCAGGTCTTTCCCATTTACCTGATTCATCATGAACAAGCAACTTTAGTTTTTCACCATCATAACTGTTGTCACCTGTGTTTTTCCAGTCAATAGTTGTATCAAGACCTTCTATTTCTTCTGATGCAATACCTTCATCTAACTTTCTACGAGTTAATTTAGAGGCCGGGACCCTATATGCTAATTCTGTTTTTGGTCGATCCATACCGTCTTGTATAGGACGGAAAAAGAAAGGGTAGTTAATTGATATTGGTACTACCTTGTCGGTAAACATTTTTTTAGCATCAGCCCCTGATTTTGATAGTATACCGAATCTTGAGTCTGAGCTAATTGTAGCTTGGTTAACTGTGTCTGATGATGCCATAAAGGAGAAACCAGACCGTCTGTTTTTAAGGTAACATATACCATAGCATCTTTGGTCTGCTTTGCAAGCTTCCCAGAAAATGTAGAATAATCTATTTGATTCCCTATAATCTGCTGCCCCAACATCAATCTTGCTCCACTGCAAGAACATATAGTGAGAACCAGTAATGTAAGTAGCCAAACCTTTATTATAGAACCAATACCCTTGTTCACGTCTTTTAAATTCTTCATCGATATAATCGTACCATTCTTCTTTAAAACTATTAGGATATCTCTGCCAATCAAAAACACTTTTAATTTTAGATAATGTTTTTGGATATTCTGCTTTAACCCATTTTTGCTCTTCTGTTTTTTTAGATATACTAAAAACATTTTCAGGTTGTTCAGGTAAAGCTATTTTAAGATTTTGTATTTCTACAATTTCACCTATAGTTCCATTTTTGCTTATGATTATAATATCGTGTTCAACATCATAACCATACTCCCATTTTTTATACCTATTGTTTCTTTTTAAAACTTTAGGTTTTATATGGTCTTGTATTGTTTTAACTAAAGACTGCCTGTACATTACCTTGATCTACCCTCTGCAAAACCTTTAAAACTTTTTTCTTTAGTTTCTTTAGCATCGCCGTCAAGCATTGATTTTTCTTCTTCTATTCTAGCAAGTATTTCAAACGCATCGAATATAGCAAGCTTCTTTGTAGCAGCTGCGTTCTTAAGCCTATCAGCAGATATGTCATCGTCAGAATCAACTATAGGTTCTTTAGCTACCTTTATCAATTCCTCAACTGCTCTTTGCCCAGCTTGGATTATATTCTTCCTCGTTTCCTTTGAACTCATACTTAACTAAAATATCATTTGATTGCATACAGTATAGTCTTTGTTTGTTTATAACAAACTCAAACTCTCTATTAGATTTAAATCCAACAAGATCACCTTCGTTTATACCTAAAGTTTTTAAGGTTTTATTACCTATCTTTACTATACCTTTATTTTTTACTTCAACTTCTTGTGACCAGTCGTCTGTGTTTTTTATTGGTATTATAAAACAATGTTCACCTAAAGGTTTCCATTGATATATATTTTTGTAAAGATATATTTGATCTAGTTGGCATAAGTATTGATTGTCGTTTAGCGTTTTACTACTATCAACTTCTTTACCTTGGTGGTTATAATATCTTCTAAATACATTGTGGTGTATTATAACCTCGTCACCTTCTTCTATGGGTGTTGAATAAGCTGATGGTGTAGAAACAACTATAGCTTTTCTACTTATTAACTTAAAGTTTTCTATACTAGAATTAACTACAAGTTTACTACCATCTATATCAACCTCATTGTCATACCTACTTTTAACAGGCGTGACTATAAAATCAAAAACGCTCCTCATTAATACTCTAAATCATACTCAACAGATACAGCCATGTTAGAATTAAATTTCTTCCATGGCAATACCTCGTTGTTTTTCTTTATAAATATGTTATAAGAAGCATCTTTATCTTCAAACAAAATATGCGATATTTCATGTCCGCCATATACTTGCTGACCAACAGCATAATGCATCGCGTCGTTTTTGTAATCAGAACCAATACTGATTTTTCTTATAACAGTACTCATTAGTCTTCTGCTTTAACCACAGCTAGTTCACCTTCATCTTCTTCTTTTTCGATTTCAGTGTACGTACCATCTTCTAAATTAATATTAATAGATCCGTATATTTCTTCTAGTTGTTTTTTAGTATCTTCTATACCTTCGTTAATACCAGCAATTTTATGAAGCAATGAATGTTTATTTGCTTCTAATTGACCTATCTGATTTACAACAGTACTTAACTCTGTTTGTTGTTCTTTAATAGTTTTAAGCTCTTCAGCTGTAATTGAATTTGACATTTAATTTAATTTAAGTTATTTAACTTTACTTATTATTACTTATTTTTTTACCTTTTTCCCACGTACGACCCACAAAGTAAGCGCCATACACAGTTATTAATAACGATTGGAATATAGGTATATAATCCTCTGCTATTGAAAACTCCCCTATGTTACCATCAAAAAATGCTAATACAGAAAATATAAAGGTAAGGTATATAAGAACCATTGGCCTTATATTCTTAGACAAGAAGGAATCGGACTTCATATCCGACTCCCATCTCGCTGTTACCTGGTCTTGAGCGTCTTTATCTGCTTGCTCTAGCAGCTCTTCAACTTTTTGTTTAGCTGCAAGTCTTTCTTCATCTGTAGTTACTAAATCATCTATTACTTGACCTATATCTTTGATGAGACCTCCAGTTATAAATTGAAGAATTTTTTTCATTTATTAACCCTTTAGTTTAGTACTGTATGTTTGTATTTTACCGCCTTTGTAATCTTTTTTTCCATATTGGAAAGTTTTAGCTCCGCTTTCTCTTGCTTTCCTAAACGCATCGTTAAATGTGTTTCTAGTACTATTGTTTCCATATTGAGTATAACCGCTTGCGTTTAACGAACCAGTTGATGGGTATGTATACTCTCTAACTGCTGTTTCACCACTAGCTGTTCTCTTTGGTGTACCACTGGTAGGATATAAAGTACTTCCAACCATACCTTTATTTGGTTGTGCTGCTGGACCTGGTGCTGCAAATCTAGTATTGCGTTCAGTTAAATAATCATTTTGTATTACCGGATTTCCAAAACCATCTACATCTGCTCCCGGGGAAAGTTTTCGTTTACCACCGTCTTTAGGATCGTTTTGATTTAGTGGCCCTCGCATATGGTTTGTTGAAGTGTCTTCTGAGTCTTCAGGAATTCTTCCTTGTTTTTTCTTCATTTTTTGCTCAGCTCGTTGACGCCTCGCCGCTCCCGCTGCTTTCTTTTCTTCTCGCTTAAACATAAGCTCTTCTTTTTTATTTGCGGCTGCTATCGCTGCTTTCTCTTTTCTTTGAGCTATTTCTTCGTTTCTAGCATTGATACGTGCTTGGCGTGCGTCTTCAGAAGATATTGACTTATCTTGGCCAGTTACCACTACTCCATCCTTTGGATCTATTGTTTGGTGTAGTGCCGACATATAAGCCGCTGAACCTTCAGTCATAAATCCTACCGCTTTGTTACCAGTGGACGCTTTCATATGCCCTACTGGTTCTTTTTTATATCCCATTTTTATCCTTTTAATTGTTTATTTGCAAATAATCTTTTATATACTAATGTTGTATTTATATCACCTTTAAATTTGCAGGTAATAGTGTTTTCATTTTTTAATTTATATTTAACCGTTACTGTGTAACCATTATTTCTGTTAAAAACACGTGTTACAAAAGTATTTTTATTTCTTTTAATTATAGTCTCTTCAATAGTTACACCATTAACAGTATTGATATTTTTTATATCTCTTACACCATACTCACCTTCATAAATAACAGTTATATATTTAGACGTTGGTGTTACCCACGATCCTTCAAAAGACTTTTGTGCGTATATAAACGCAGAGCTAAAGCAAAAAGCAATAACTAATATTATATTTTTCATTTTATTTAATTTAATTTAATTACTATTTTATAGGTTTTTCTATAACGTATTTAGCCCCTGGAAATATATAATCATAACCTGGGTACATAACTTTAGTGTAGCCTCTGTCGTCAGTACCTAACACTTTAAACTCTACTCCTTTCATTGTTATGTTACCACCTTGTATTACATTGTAAGGTTTGTTTACATCAGGGCTATTTTTTAAATATCCTTTTTTAGAAGTTTTCATTATGCGTTATCGTAAGCTTCTTTTTCCCAAGGTAAGTTTTTAGCTCCTTCTTTAATACTTGAGCGAGGTATTACCTTACCTTTCCAATATACGTTTTTATTATCATAATCTAAATCACCTCTACGCATTTGGTTTATATGTATCATTTCGTGATCAATAACCTCTTGCATTTTATTAGGTGATACGTTTTTATTTATAATAATCGTACCGTTATTATTAGCTTTACCTAATACACCGTCCTCCATATCTACACTATATATAGGAGTATTGTCTATTGAAAATGGTGGTGTTAATTTAAAAGCCATATTATTTGTTGTAAGGTACTTTATCGTTGAACCAGGCTTGTCTAGCAGAGCAACCGCAAGGAATATTTAATCCTTCTGAAACTTTATCAACTACGGTTTTAATACCTGTAGCTTTAGTAAACTTCGCTATGTCGTCTCCTAATCCTCTTGATTTCATTACCATTTAACTTTATCTGCCCAGTAAGCGGCAGACATTTTTCCTTTTTTAATGTTCTTTGCGTGACGAGCTTTAAAACTAGCTCTACGCGCTTTAGACTTAGCGTCTGTTTTTTTACCAGCAGTGCTTACACCTTGCTGACCAAACCTTATGATTTTTTCTAAACCACCACTGCAAGCTTTTACAATATGTGACTTAGTCTTATGATCTGGCGTACGCCGAGGTTTATTACACTTAAGTGTTTTTTTATCAGTTGCCATATGTCCAAATTACATTAGGTGATTTATCATCGTCTATATCAGCGTGAATAAAAGTATCACCAATACCTATACGGTCTACACCGTGTTCTAATAATTCTCTAACTAAAGAAAAACGTTCTTTACTTTTGCTGCAAGCTATATCTACAGCAAGTCCTTTCAAATGAGATGACTTACTTGTACCGCCTACAGCTTCGTTATGTGAAGGTGTTCGATAACCAGATGTTATACGTAAAGGTGTACCTAACTCTTCTCTTATACTGTCTAATATGCTTATAAGCTTTTTACTCATCATCTGCCCGCTACCTTGCACATCAGGCGAATCGAACTCTTCATAAGTAAAATACTTAAACATTATTTTTTCTTTTTAAGCTTCACCCATTTGTTTACAGTGTAACCAATTGTTACCACTAACAATAGCAATTTTAAACCCATCTCTATCTCTGCGAATGTTGTTACCCCTAATGTAGTTGTGTTTATAGCGTAAAGTTTAAAATCGTTAAAACTCATTTTACAATCCTTTTGCTCTTTGCGTAATTGGTCCTTGTAGACTATATGATTTGCAAGGGTATTTTTTTACTTGCATACCTGTAATACCAGAACTACTACCCTTACCCATTGGAAAACCAGTAGTATCTAATGGCCCGTCCCAAACATGCGACTCACCTACTTGACCTTCTAACGAAGGCTTACCTAGTAATTTACTTATTTTGTGATCCATAATTATTTATTATTCGTTTTCGTCTTTATCTCCTTTTTTCTTTTCAATAAGTTTCTCAGCTATTTGTCCAAAAGCTTCAGCCGCTTTACTAGCTACATAACCGTGACTATCATCTATAACGGTTTTAGGATTTTCATAGCTAGCGGCTGGTGAATTATCTCCAGCTTTTAAACCTTCGTATATAGCTGTATTACCACCTTCATACACTTCGCTACCAGGCCCAAAAGCTTTTTCTTGTTTAGCACTCATTTGTGTAACTGATCCAGACTTAGGCATAGACATTTGTCTTTCTAAACCAGATCCAAAAGCAGTTTGCGCCATACCTTGAGTTTGTTCACTAAACGTAGGCTTGGCATTACCCATCATGTTAGCCGGAGTAATTTGAAATGTTTTACCTTCGAAAGGATTTGCTTGGTCCATAGCGCCGCCGTCCATTGTTGCTCCTGCAGACATATCAGCTATAGGTGCTACTGGAGTTGTTGGTGCCGCTGAAGCTGCTTGCTGAGCTTGCTTGCGTTGCATTGCCATTTGATATGCAGTGTTATTTTCTAGAAATCCACTCATAATACTTGAGTTTCCCGTACCTATTTGACCAGCAGCCGCTGCAATACCTCCTGAAAATTTATTTGGTGAATCATTTTTTATCTCTAAGTTACTTCCATCAATACTAGTATCTAATGATTTTTTAGTCATTTCTTTTTGTCTTCCTGAAACGCGTTTTGTTTTTTTAGCTTGTCTATCTTCAATTCTTTGAGCTCCTTCTGTTTGTCTTTCAACACGTCTATCTTGTCTACCTTGTAATCTAGCTGCTCTTTTTAAATTACCTCTAGACTTAGCTGTTTGTATCTTAGACTCTAAATCTGGACTAGCGCCTTCTTTTAAAGTTTTTGTTTTTTTGGCGGTGTGTTTGTTTTCAAAATTTGGGCGATCTTTAGACGTTGTCATCATCTTCTTTCTATCAGCAATAGCATCAGCAATAGCTTCACCAGCAGAAGATATACCTTCTCCCATACTATCTGAAGCATACGTCTGTGGATCAAGTGAAGGGTTTGAGTATGTTCCATATTCACCAGCGTTAAACCCTTGGCGCATAGAATTTGTAAAAAAACTATTATCAGCGAAGCTACTTTTAGGTTTATCTACCTCTTGTCTAAAAGGTGATGGGTTTGGTAATTTAAAAGCCATAATTATCTTTCTTTATCTTTGTTGACATTGTTAATAGCAAATGAATAAACTTTATCGCTATAGCTTTTGCCCTTCATTATACTGTTTCGCCTGGTGCTTGTAGGTATATCCTCTTCACCTAGCATTATTTTATATACTCTTGATATTAGTTGTTTACCTTTGAAAGACACTTTATATATATTATACTTTTGTGTAGTCCTATTGTTGTGCCTCCAAACAGTAATCCAATCGTTTTGTAAAAGCTTGTTCCACCTGCGATTATCCCAACTAAAAGAATATACGCCATCTTGAAAATCTTTTCTAGTAAACATATCCATGCAGTCTAGATATATTAAAAGCTCTAGCTCTGCATCATTTAAACCATTATTTTTACAAGCCCACTTACGTATTATACGGTAGTGTTTTAAAAGATTTAAATCCCTAATGTCACTAGCATCTATTTTCATAACACTATAACAACATCAATATCTTTTATAACGTAAAAAACTTCTTTATCAACTTCAAGGCGATGGCTAGCATTTTTGTCATAGAATATTGTTTGACCTTCTTCTATACCTTTTACATCACTACCACAGTGAAGTACAGTTGCTTCTTTATAACGAACGTCAACTCTTTGAGAACCTGTAAGCATGAGACCACCATCGGTTTTTTTAATGGTATCTTCTTTTTTCTTTTGTATTACTATATTTCTACCTACTGCTATCATCTCCAACTCTTAAATTATTGATTACACAATCTGTAGAAAGTATAGTGGTAGCCACTGAAGCCGCGTGTTTGAGTGCGCTTTTAGTTACAAGCAATGGATCAATAATACCTGTATCAACCATATGAACAGTTTCACCTGTAACTACATTAACACCCATACCTTCTTCGGGCGTACCAACCTCTTCTAGTCCAGCGTTATTTAGTATAGTTTTAAATGGAGCTTTAATAGCTTCTAGCAATATCTTTTCACCAATGTTTTTACTTTTGGTTTTATTAGATGCATCGCGAAGAGCTATGCCACCTCCAGATACTATACCTTCTTTTATCGCGGCTTTAGTAGCACAGATAGCATCTTCGACTCTATCTGATTTTTCTTTTAACTCTATCTCTGAGTTAGCCCCTATTTTTACAACTGCAACTTTCGCTGATAGTCTAGCTAATCTTTTTTCAAGTCTTATAACTTCACCAGGAGCTTTAGCTTTAGATATCAATTTTTTAACTGAATCAACTAGGTGCTTTATCTCGTCAGTAGAAGTATCTACTTGAAGTATTGTATCTGTATCACTAGTTGTGCTCTTAAAACACGATCCTAGAAAGTCTGGGTTTATAACATCTAAGTCATCACCAAGATCTTCGTTGATAACAGTAGCACCGGTAAGTATAGCTAAGTCAGACATTGTATCTTTCTTGTTTATACCGTACGTAGGCGCGTTTACTACATTTACTTTTATATTACCTTTAGCCTTGTTCATCGCTAGTGTTGATAACACTTCTGTTTCTAAATCACCTATAATAAGCAATGGCTTTTTATTTTTAATTACATACTCAAGTACTGACTGAATCTTGCGTACAGATTCTATAGGTGACTCGATTAGTAATACAAGTGGGTTGTCAAGTTCTGCTACACGTTTTTCTTTACTTGTAACAAAGTGAGAGTTGGTTAAACCCTTTTCGTATTGTACACCGTCAACAAGTTCAAACTCTGTTTTGTCCTCTGTTGTTGGCTCCATTATAACAACACCGTTTTCACCAGCTGCTTTAAAAGCATCACCGATTATTTTACCTAGTTCTAAATCATTGTTACAACTAATTGTTGCTACATCATCAAGCATGCTACCTTTTACTTCAATAGCTTTTGCTTCTAGGTATTTAACAACTTTATCAACGGCGTTTGTTATACCGTTTTTAATATTACGTATATTATCTTTGTCGATATTTTTATACGCTTCAGTTAAAATTGAGTGCGCTAGTACTGTAGCCGTTGTTGTTCCATCGCCAGCTTCTTGAACAGTTTTTCTAGCAGCTTCCTTTAGAAGCGTAGCACCCATATTTTCTACTGGGTCTAATAGTGTTATAGCATTTGCTACAGTTACACCATCTTTTGTAATGACAGGTTTACCCTGATCATCTTCTAGTATTACACATTGGCCGCTAGCCCCAAGTGTGGAGCTAACAGCCTTTGTTAATTTATCTATACCTTTAAACACCTTATCTTTAGCCTCTTGACCAAAGTTAAGATTTTTGACAATTTTGTCAGTCATAATTTAATTTAATTTAATTGTATTGTATAATTTTATTCAAAGGTTTTAACGACTTGTGGTCCGCGTAAGTAACCAAGCTTTTTTTCATAGT